AAATAATGTCTTGTATCCTGGGTCCTTGTTTGTAATATTACGTTGGACTGACGCAAATCCGGTTGCCATTTTAGACTCCTAAGTGATCTTCGGTTAGTATTAAGAAGTTCATCTGCCTGTCTTCACAATACTCTCTCGCAGCGGACCATTTAGTTTGGTTCTTTACGTAAGTCAGTGCGGCATTACGATAGGCAGCAGTTTTTTTATTTTTCTCATTCGGTGGTTGAGTTTGCTTTTTGGGTTTGATCTCAATAATATACTTAGTAAGTTTGCCACTCTTTTCTTTTACTTTAATGTAAAAGTCAGGGAAATATCGTCTTACCTTACCATCGGGTGCGCGATAGGGAATGATTATCTCTTCGCTGCCCCATTCAATTATTGAGGGATTACTATCACAGAACACCATGAACTTACGTTCCCAAAGTGATCTATAAACTATGTTTGTTGGATTACCACGATACTTAGTAGGATTTTTAGGTTTGTAAAATCCAGAGTATGCCATAAATATAAAGAGACCAACATAGGTATTTAGTGTGTCGATAGATCGTCTATTAACAACAATGGCAGTAAACGGCGGGATGTCGTTCAGTAATAACTTTGTTGTAAAGTTTATCAATCCACCTATTACTCCTCCAGGTGGACAATCATCTGACTACTTTGAAATGTTTTGCACTGAAGCACAATTGCCGAATACCAATACGGCACAAGGTCAAATGAATGGCACATATGTTGGTAGTGGATCTGTAAACTACCCCCACACAAGAGTATTTACTGAAATTCAATTGGGATTTATGTGTGATGCTAATATGTCATCGCTTAAATTTCTACAAGATTGGACTGATTCTATTTTTAATGAAGAGGGTGACAATGTTGTTGGCAAATCAAAATCAGCAATGGAATCTTCTGCCTTCGATGCTGGCAGACCAGAGGGAAGAAATATCAGATTAAAATATAGGGATGAATATGCATGTAAAATTGCTATTACCAAGACTGAAATTGGACCAAATTCTCCTATAGAAAGAGCACCTATTACATATATCTTAGAGCAAGCATATCCTTATGCTATTGATGCAGTGCCTCTACAGTTCGGTAGTAGTCAACTGACGCAAGTAACAGCACAGTTCTCTTACATGAGACACTATGTGATCAAGAATGATATTAGACTGTGAAAACCAACTTTTCAAATCCATGAAAGTGGGAAAATTTTTCCTGCTAATTTTTGGTCAAAAAAGTCGCACTAAATATTAATATGATATGATCTAAGTATAATGGCATTACCAAAAGTTGCATTACCAACTTACGAACTGGAAATTCCTTCAAATGGCAAAAAAATCAAATATCGCCCATTTGTCGTAAAAGAAGAGAAATTACTTTTATTAGCACTTGAATCTCAAGATGATAAGCAGATTGAAGAAGCTACAAGGACATTACTGAAAAATTGTATCCAATCTCGCGTAAAATTAGAAGATTTAGCAATTTTTGATTTAGAATATATTTTCTTGCAAATTCGTGCTGTATCAGTTGGCGAAGTTGTTGAAATGTTGCTAACATGTGAAGATGACGGTGAAACGCAAGTTAAGTACAATCTTAATTTGACAGATGTTCAAGTTATCAAATCAGAAGGTCATTCTGACAAAATCATGCTATCTGATGAGATGGGCGTGATTATGAAATATCCAGCATTTGAAGAATTTGTAAAAGTATCGATTATCGCAAAAGATACTAGCGACCAAGTTATTGAGATCATGGGGAAATGTATCGATCAAATTTTTGATGGTGAAGATGTATATGACAGTTCGACTACATCAAAAAAAGAATTTATTGAATTTATTGAAGGATTGACAAATAAGCAATTTGAAAAAGTTCAGGAATTTTTCTCTGAGATGCCAGTCCTTAAACATGAGATTAAGTTAAAAAACCCAAATACTGGTGTTGAAAATAGTTTTGTAATTCAAGGATTATCTAATTTTTTCGGATAAGCCTCTTTCATAATACGTTAGAGGGGTATTACAAGACTAATTTTGCCTTGATGCAACACCATAAATATAGTTTGAGTGAAATAGAAGATATGATGCCTTGGGAGAGACAAGTTTATACTAGTCTCCTCATGCAATACCTAGAACAAGTCAAACAAGAACAAGAAAAAGCAGCAAGGTAATAATGGCACACGGTTATCTTACACCAGAAGCAGTATCAGGCGAAGGACTTGGAATCCCATATAAGAGATTATATGATGCATTCAAGAAACTTTTTCGCAAAGATCTCCGTGTCGTTAATGCTAACGTAAAAGAAGTAAGGGACTTGTTACCTGGGGGGAAAGATAGAGCACAACTTCCACCATCAGGGCAGAAAATGCTTGGTGGTGCTGCAACAAAACTACTAACAGGTGCTACTTCTAGTGCTATTGTTCCCAAAAAAGCAGGTATTGTAAACACAGAGGCAAAAACTGCTATTGTTGGCAAAAATGCCACTGATATTAATAGAAAAGAACAAAAATACCTAGGAACTACTGATCCCGATACGGCAGGTGGTCCAAAGACCAGAAAAGGTGGAACTTTTACTGATTTTGGTTCTACTTCTTCTGCACCAGAAGCAAAACCGCTAAATGCAGAAAATTTCTTTGCAAAAGCGCAAACTGGTGTTGGTGATAGTGGAGAATATTTAACAAAATCACAAAGAGTTTCAGACTTTAGAAAATCGCAGGAAATGCGAACTGCCTCGGCAAATACTCCTGCAATTTCACCTGATAGTGGCGTCGATATTGTCGCTGCTGTTAATAGGAATACACAAGCAATTGTTGCTTTATCTAATCTAACGGAAGAGCAGACAAAATCGCAACGCTCGATGCATAACGAGCAACAAGCTCAATCAGATAAACTTGCTTCTAGAGCACTTGCTAGAGGCGAAGAAAAAGCATTAGAAAAAGGTTCTGATCGTTCTGGGTTTACTACACCAGAAAAATTCCAAAAGTTACTACCTGGTGGCGGTGGATCTGGCGGAGGCGGTGGTGCTGGCGGTGGACCTGGACTTGGTATTGGTGGTAAAGTTGGTGCTAAAAAGGTAGTACAAGCAGTTGGTAAGCGTGGTGCAGCACGAGTAGGAACACGATTAGCAGCAAAATATGGTGGTAAAGCAGCAGCAAAAGCAGCAGGTAAATATGGCGGCAAAGCAGCTGCTAAACTTGGTGTTAAGGGTGCTGCGAAGATAGGAGCGGGTGCTGTTGCTAAATCAGTTGGCAAAAAGATACCTTTAGTTGGTTTGGGTCTCGGTGCTGTCTTTGCAGCACAGAGAGCATTACAGGGTGATTTTGTGGGTGCTGGTCTTGAGTTAGCATCTGGTGCAGCATCAACAGTTCCTGGTATTGGCACAGTTGGGTCAGTTGGTATTGATGCTGCTCTTGCTGCCAGAGATATGGGAATGACGCCATTCGCTAAGGGTGGTATCATTACACAACCGACTAATGCCCTTATGGGTGAATCTGGAGCAGAAGGTGTTTTTCCACTAGAAGGTAGAAGGGGCAAAAATACTTTCGAGGCAATGGGAGAAGGTATTCTTGAGGCACAGAAAAAAGGTAAGAAAGAATATGCTGATCTACAGTCAGCAGGTCTTAAATTATATTTTGAAAACAAGGGTGGATTTAAAATGTTTGGTGATCTTTTTGGAAATATTATGTCTGGAATATTTGGTCCAATTATAGGTGGATTATCTAAAAGTTTAGGTAATTTTCTAGGTGGTGGATTAAATAAGCTCTTTGGTCTTGGTGGAGATAAAAATTTATCCACAGTTAATACTGGTGGACTTGCAGACTTTATTGGTGGTCTTGAGTCTGGAAATGATTATACTAAGATGGTTGGTGGAGCAAAAGATGAATCTGTGCTTGGTAAAACTATAGATCAATTAAATTCTGAAAAAGGTGGTCAGTTTGCCATGGGTCGTTATCAAATTCAAATGAGAACTGCCAGTGAAGTCCTTAAGAATGCTGGTATTGATACTTCATCATTTAAATTTGATAAAGCAGGTCAAGACAAGATATTTGAATTACTTTTAAAGAGAAGAGGTATTGATGACTTTATGTCTGGCGAAATTGACGAAGATCAATTTGCTAAGAACCTTTCTATGGAGTGGGCAGCACTTCCTGAAAATGCATCTGGTAAGGGATACTATGATGGAGTTGGAACTAACAAGTCTTTGACTAGTTTCTCTTCCGTTAAGGGTCAGTTATCTGCACTTAAGGCATCAGGATCGCCATTCCAAGCATCTGCTCAAACTGGATCTGGGGGATCGCAAAATCTTGCTGCTGCAGCACAGAGTTTGAAAGGAATGAGCACAGCAGACGGTCCTGATGGTGGTCAGAATGGTTGTGTATATGCTGTGAACAAAGTATTCAGCAAAGCAGGTATCACTCCACCATGGGGATCATCACTATATGTTCCTGATGCTGAGAAATCTATGATTGATGCTGGTTGGCAGCAGGTCCCATATGGTCAACAACAACCAGGCGATGTATTTGTTATGAAGGATCGGAAGTCTCCACCACAGGCACATATTGGTGTTGCAACCGATAATAAATTTATTTTATCTAATTCATCTGGTAAAGCAGCGATGAGTTGGTCTTCTACAGCACAAGGATATAATTCATATTATGGTGGACAGGGAGCATTGTATAGAATGCCTGGTCAACAGGCAGTATCCACTGCACAAGCAGGGTCTCCTGGAGCTCCACCTTCGGGTGCTCCTTTAACAGCAGAACAAAAATCACAAATGTTCCAAAATGCTGGAATGTCTGCTTTAGGAGCAAATGGTATTACTGGCGCTACTCCTAGTCCTGGTCCTATTTCTGCAGCACCAGCATCTCCAAATACTGGAACACCTATCATGGCGACTTCAGCACAAGTAGCATCTGCTTCTGGTGTTGCTGCAGCACCTACAGTAATTAATAATTACTATGGTTCTGGTGGCGGTAAGCAAAGTAGTGGAGTTAATCCAAATGGGGTATCTGCTGGCATTGATATGAATGCTGCAGGTCTTGGTGCGTTCCAAGAATTAAAACTTAGATCATTAGCATAATGGCACAATCACAACAGTTTCAAAATATCACAGATTTCTCTTTAAAGAGTGTTGTTATAGCAGCACTTGGAGAAACAGAAGGGTATGAAATCAAGCAAATGGTAAGTACATTTTCGTATGTTGAGAATGTTACTAGTCCATTTGTTGCAGGAACTATGAGTGTTGCTGATAGTGCTGGACTGTTAGCAAATCTTCCTATTCAAGGTGGTGAGACTGTTAAGATAGTTGTGGACACTTCTTCTGCAGATGAACCACAAGAATATGTAATGCAGGTATGGAAAGTAGGTAATAGATATGCTAAAAATCAAGTACAAGCATTTACTTTAGGTCTTGTATCTGTTGAAGCACTTAATAATGAATGTGTGAGATTAATGAAAAGATTGGAAGGAAAACCAGAAGAAATTATTTCTAAAATTCTTACAGAAGATTTAAACAGTGATAAAGTTCCTTTGGTTACAAATCTAAATGGAATGACATCACCAACTCAATTTGCTGTAAAAATGCTTCCTACAAATAGGAGACCATTTGATATTATCTCATCGTTATGTGTAAAGAGTGTAAAAATTGATAGTGGTGGATCTGCAGGAAAAAATTCAAAATCTGATGGAGACAGAGGTAAAATTAGTGGATCTGCTGGGTATTTCTTCTGGGAAAATAAGAGAGGATATAATTTCTTCGCTGTTGATGATCTACTAGATGCGAATGACGAGAACACATGGGGTCCATACATTGAAAAACCAGCTAATCAATCAGATGGTGCAGATGATAGACTTACAATTTCTCAAGCAGTATTTCAGTCTGAAGTTGATGTTATGTCTGCTATGAGAAAGGGTAAGTATTCTAGTCTCATTGTTTTCTTTAATCATTCTACAGGTCAGTATCATGAATATGACTATAGTTTAGAAGATGCATATGATAGCATGAAGCATCTTGGAGCACAAAATAAACCATCTTTAATTAAATTTGGAGATAAGTCTATTTCTGATTATCCAACTAGAATTGTATCTACAATCTTAGATCACGAGTCCTGGTACAATGAACCCGGAATTGCATCTTATGAAGAAGAAGATAAATCAGAAGAACCAAGTGAATTTTGTGATTTTCATAAACATTTTGCAGCACAGTCTTTAATGCGATATGAACTATTGAAACATCAAATGGCAACAGTTGTGATTCCGGGTAATTCTGAAATTTGTGCAGGTGATAAGATCAACATAAAACTTGTAAATAAAGCTCCTGGTGTTAGAATACAGGATGAACCATACGATCAAGAAAGCAGTGGCATTTACCTCATTGAGGAAGTGACACATACTTATGATAGTACGAAATCGACAAATGGAAAATTTACAACAACCATAAGATTGATGCGAGATTCGTATGGGGATATTGAATCAAACCACGGCACTAAATAAAAACGTAGAAGCAATTACTTATGGAAAATATCGAATCACATATTGCTAAGGACAAAGAGATCCTTGACAATCCTATGACTTCTCCCAACCAACGTCGTCATATCGAAGGTGAACTTCATGACTTGGAAGAATATGTAGAACATCACAAAGAAGAAATTGAAGCAGGAGATCATCACGATCCAACTGCACTCGAACTTTATTGCGATCAAAATCCATCAGAATTAGAATGTTTAATTTACGATGATTAATTAATATGGATCAATTAGTATCACAGTTGATTCCTACTCAGCGCATCGGAAACGATGGGTTCAATTGGTGGGTGGGTCAAATTGAAGGAACTGCCACTGACGAAACAAATAACAAAGGTGGTTATCGTTTCAAAGTTCGTATTGTAGGAGATCATCCTGGTAAAAAGGAACTCCTTGATACGGCAGATTTGCCATGGGCAACTGTGATGATGCCTGTTACAGTTCCATTCATTCCTGGTAATGGTGGTGGAGCACACCCACAACTAGAGACTGGTTGTTGGGTTGTCGGTTTCTATATGGATACCGAGAAACAAAAACCTATTATTATGGGGTCTATTGGACAGACTCCTGGTGCTACTAAAGTATTTACCGAGAGAACACCAGATACCCCACCATTTGTTACAGCAATTCCACAGATCAACGCACAAGCGGATGGTCCACCAATTCAGAAAGATAGTGGTGGAGCATCTACTGAAAAAAACACAGCAACCGGTGGATTGTCTGACGGCACTAAGGATGGAGATGGAAACTCTAGAGTCAATACACCACCAAAAAAAGTACAACCAGTAAAAAACAAAACAGCAGTATCTGAGGATTGGTGTCAATCAAAAGCAGAGAAGTGTGATGAAAATGATATGACATCGCAGTTAACTGGAATTATGGGAGAATTCCTTGCTGCGGTACAAGATAATGGTGGTAATATTGGTACATACTTAGTCAACCAGACAACAGGACAGTTAACATCTGGTGTTAATTTGGCACGAGGTTATGTTAACAAAGCGATGCGTGTAGTTAGCGAATTTGTCGCTAGGGTAAAAGGATTTGTCATTGAAAAACTTAAAGCAGCAGTCAATGATCTAATTAAAGCATTGTTGAGACCATCTGAAGATGGCAACTCTCTTACACCAGTTACAGAATTTTTCAATAACTTACTAGCGAACTTGGGATGTTCAATGGCGGATCTTGGTGATCGTCTTGCTAAATTCCTGACAGATATTTTAATGAGTTATGTTGAGCAGATTTATAAATCTGTAGCGTGTCAAGTTGATGCTCTTGTTAATGGCATCATGTCCAAGATTAATTCATTGATGAATGATCTTCTTAGTCAAATTCTTGGTCCAATTAGTGATATCTTGGGAGCAATTGCAGGACCACTAAACATTCTTGGTGGTGCAATTAATTTTGTATTAAATCTACTTGGAATTTCATGCTCTGGTCCAGATAGATCATGTAGTAAGAAAAAGGCAGTTTGCACAAATGGGGGAGAGGAACTTGAAGACGAAGGTGATTTCTTAGATCAATTATTATCTGATATCGATAATTTATTCCCCGCAACTGGTGCAGATTATACTCAGTATGTCTGTGATGATGCATATAAAGGAAAGAGTTTACAATTTACAACTATTGGATTCACTGGTGGCGTCCCTAAGGGAGGTAGTAGTGGTAATAACGGTGATGGCGATTCTGGTGGGGGATTAGAAGATCAAGATCCTGATAATGATGGTGTAAAACAAACAGAAAGAATTACATATGACATTAAAAATGTAACGGTAATTGAAGGTGATATTGCTAAATTTGTAGTCACTAGAAAAGGATATACTTCAGTATCCTCTTCTGTGACATATAAAACATTGAAGTATGCTGGTAATGCTACAGAAGGACAAGATTATATTCCAGAAAATGGTATTTTGGGATTTGCTCCAGGAGAAACTGAAAAAACAATACAAGTTCAAACTTTGGTTGATTCTGAAAGAGAACAGGACGAAGACTTTAAACTTCTCATACGAAAGAATACACCAGCAAAAGGAAGTAAAGTACAGACAAAATTCATCAAGAGTCTTGCTACGGGAACAATCACTGAAAAGAATGTAATAGAACCATCTGATCCATATACAGGATCTCCTACAAATCCAATATATGATCTTCCTGATGTCTTTCCTCCTTCAGTAACTGATCCTACTGATGATGATGGTGATGGGGATACAACTGGACCAGATGTAAATGATCCAAACCCTTCACCAACAGATGATGATGGAGATGGAATTGATGATAATACTGGAGTCGGAATTGTAAAAACTGTTAGTGTTGCAGCAGATAGAGATACCTGTCCAGAAGGAGAATTTATTGTTTATACAGTAACAACAACAAACTATGTGAATGGAGAAATTTTATATTACACTCTTTCTGGTAATGATATAACTTCTGATGATATCATTGGTGGAAATTTAGTTGGAAATATTGTTGTTAATGACAACAAAAGTAAAATTACGGTAGGTATTGAAGATGATGGTGTTGTAGAAGATGCAGAAGTTCTTAGATTGACTATTAATGGGACAGGCGCATTTGATGATGTTGTGATTATTACGTCATCTGATTTAACTGATGATGGAGAAGGTGAAGGACCAGGAACTGATACAGGAGAGTTTGTTCCACCAACTGTTGTCGTTGATGAGGTCATTACAGATGATAATGGTGGAATCATTGATATTCCTGTATCCAATCCTGGTTCACCATGGGCAGAACCTCCATATGTTTTCATTACAGGAGAAGGTATTGGTGCTACCGCAACTGCTCTATTAGATAGAGATGGTTTCCTAACAGAAATTCGTGTCAAATCTAATGGTTTTGGTTATAAGAAAAATCTCCCAGATGATAATGGGAAGAGATGTATTATTGATTCACTCACTCTTATCAGACCTGGAATTGATTACAAAGAACCGCCAACTATCTACGTTAATGGTAGAACAGATGTAGCGGAAGCAATTATCAATGAAGATGGGTTTGTAATTGGTGCTAGAATTACTGATAGAATAACTACATATCAAAAATATCCAGAGATTATTGTAGTTGGTGGTGGTGGTTATGGTGCTAAACTACTACCGTCTCTAGCATGTCTAGATACAGATGCACTATCTAAAGTCGGTTCTACTAAGATTGGAACTGGTCGTTACGTTGATTGCCCATAATGAACCCACAAGCTGCTTCCACGTATCCTACCACTATTGCTAAACCTACAACTCCCGATGAATCTCAGGAGTTGTCGGAAAATCCTAGGTTTAGAACTTGGTATAAGGGTACTTTAACACGATCCGAAATATATGAGAGAGTGTTGCCCGATAAAGAAACTAAATCACTTCGTATTGATGGACCAGAAGATTCTACAATTCTTCAAAATAATCTAGGTCAGATAAAAATTATTACAGGACAAAAAGATACTGAACGTGGTCCTGGTAGTGGAAAACTATGTATTCGTAGTTGGGGACAACAACAAAGACACGAGCATAGATCTAATTTAGAGTTTAATGCAGGAGATGACACAGATGAAGGTCAGGCATTAAATGTGTTATGTTATGGTGATTATGTTGAAAAGACAACTGGCGGCACCAGATATATCAGAGCACAGAAGATTGTTATCGAAGCATCAGAAGAATTGCTATTGATTGGTAAGACTCAAGTCAACATCCAAGCAGGAACTGCTGGCGGTGGTGCTATTATCATGAATGCTGGTAGTATTGAAAGAACTGCAAGTCAGGATAAAGAAATTATTACTGGACAGAAAATGACATTTGGTGTCAGTGAAGAAACCAAAGTTCAGTTTGATCCAAGAGCATCACAGAATATTGTTTCACCTGGTCATATCAACTGGAGTATCTTAGGTGATTACAAACAGTGGATTGGTGGTGTTGAGCAGCATATTGTCGCTGGTGGACCTGGATTACCTCCACTAATCAAAGCAAGGGACAGTACATATTCTGTTAAGACAACAATTGGTGGTCAGACTTACGATTCTACAGATTTTATCAGTGTCAAGGCAGGTTTAAATTACAATATGACCGCTGGTGGTATTGCTAATCTAACAGCAACAGGAGCGATGAATATTAAAGGTGCATTAATTTTACTTAACTAAGCAATCACGTATACTGATCGTAAACTGGCACAAGGGGGGTTGATTTCTGGACCTAACCCTGATAAATTACTCTTGTAGCAAATCAGGCGAGTGCCGCAATTACTTGCATAACCTGGTTGACGCATCGAGCGTCTTCTGCTATAATATATTCATGCGATCGGGAGTCGAACCGATCCATCATCTGCGGGTATAAATTCCGCAAGTAAACAAAGGTAATTAAACAACAATGATCAAATCTGTATTCGCAGCAACCGCTGCCCTGTCCGTCTCTGCTGGTGCTGCTTTCGCAGGACCCTACGTTAACGTAGAAGCCAACTCCGGTTTCACGGGATCCAGCTACAACGGAACCGCGACTGACCTTCACGTAGGTTACGAAGGCGAACTCGGTGAGTCTGCTTCGTACTACGTCCAAGGCGGCGCTACTGTAGTCTCCCCTGACGGCGGCGAGAGCGACACCGTTCCTTCTGGTAAGGCAGGCGTTGGTCTGAGTTTGACCGATGCTCTTGGAGCATATGGCGAAGTCTCCTTCGTTGGTAGTGGCGACAGCGACATCGACCGTGGTTATGGAACCAAACTCGGTTTGAAGTACAGCTTCTGATAAATAACGTTGAGACTCCTTTCGTGCGGTCTCTACAAAAGTCGGAACACCCAAGGGGACCTTCGGGTCCCTTTTTTCATGGTTCTAAATAATTACGTGGAAATGAGTGCCGTATGTTATCTACACAATATAGACTACGACTAGAATTTATTTGTAAACGTATCGCAAATAATGATGATGTAAAACTAGATGATATGATCTGGGC